CCAGAAAAGATCCGGGCTGCGAATTTTGCTTGGCGCTTATGCGAAGATGGTGTGGTTAACCTGATCCAGAAGAAGAAGAAGGCTTATTCCTATGACTACATCGCCATCAAGCGATAAGGCTTTTGTTCTCGAAACCCGATATGTGTGGGCCCCCACTATCCAAGAAGCCATGACAAAGGCTCAAGGGATGGTTGGCTGGAAGATCCAAGGTCATCCGGCACCCATGACTTGGAATGGCCTCTATGGCACTGGTGTTGTTATCACAAGGATAAATGATGTCTGAATCCGAGATCCATATTGATATCTCAAAACTTCGGGGTAAGAAGGTGATGATCGCCACCCCGATGTATGGCGGCATGGGCAACACCCTGTATTTCTCAAGCGTCTTGCAGTTGCAATCAGCAATGATTACGAACGGGATGCAGCTTCATCATTGTTTTATGATGAATGAGAGCCTGATCGACCGCGCCCGCAACGGCTTAGCCTACGACTACCTCACTAAAAGCGATGCTGATTATCTTCTTTTTGTGGATGCCGATATTCAATTCCGCGCCGAAGATGTTTTGGCTATGATGTCCTTTGAAAAGGAATTGATCTGCGGTCCTTATCCCAAGAAGCATGTAAACTGGCCAGTCATTATCGAGGCAGTAAAGAGTGGGATTGAAGACCCCGCAATCCTCGAAAAGCTTGTTGGGGAGTACGTCTTTACGCCGCTTAAGGCCGACACCAAGATGGAAAAGATTATTAAGGTGTCGGAGGCTGGCACTGGAATGATGCTCATCCACCGCTCTGTTTTTGCCAAGATGAAAGAGAAGTTCCCCGAAAACTACTACGTTTCTGATGATTCGAGGGTGCAGGTTTCTGGGGAAAGGCGTGAGATGCACGCCTATTTCCGAACAGCGATCATCAACAACCGATATCTCTCCGAAGACTATTATTTCTGCCACAAGTGGAGAGAGATTGGTGGGGATGTTTGGTTGTTTCCTTGGAGTCAATGTACCCACTACGGCACTTATGGATTCCAAGGGTCTGTTGGTCATCTTGTCGATGCTTTGAGGAAGATCAGTGAAAAGAAGTCTTGAGGAAGAGATGGCCGCTGCCCTTGATGGGCAGTTCTTCTGGGAAAAAACCACAAAATATGATGATGCCAACACTGGATACACGGCAGAGATAAGGAGGGTCCAGAGGAAGTTTGCCAAGCCAGCACAAAAGCCCAAGCCTATCTATGTGCCGGAAATTGGCAAGGTAAGGGTTGTTGATCAGCGCATTGAAGCCCTAAAGAAGATGCCTGATGAGTTCGAAAAGCTCCATAACGCCATCACCAATCTATACGGGATTTCAAAACGGGAGTTGGAGGGTGAGGGCCCCCGCACAAAAACCTTCCCTGCTTTCGTGCATTATGTGTGGGCTGCAACAAGATACAATCCAAACGTCACGGTTGCAGAGATTGGTAAGAGGATCGGACGCCACCACAGCACCGTTATCTACCACAGAGATCATTTCGAGAGCAAAAAGCACCTCTACCTCGACAACATCAAGATAATCGATGACATCTTCAATTATAAAGAGCCCGTTTAGTTAAGTGGTATAACATCGGTTTTGTAATCCGAGGTTGGGAGTTCGATTCTCTCAACGGGCACCATATAATTGGCGTATGAATTACGCCGAATTGATTGAAAAAATCCCCGAAAACGAGAAGCCGGAAATCCTCCGGCTTCTTCGCTTGTTGGATGAGGCAAAGCAGCGGGAGTCTGCTCAAGAAAACTATCTCGACTTCGTAAAGATGATGTGGCCCGGTTTTATATCGGGGCGGCACCACAAAATCATGGCAGAAGCCTTCGAGCGGGTGGCCAGAGGTGAGCTTAAGCGGCTCATCATCAATATGCCACCCCGCCACACCAAGTCTGAGTTTGCCTCATACCTCCTGCCAGCTTGGTTCCTTGGGAAATACCCAAACAAGAAGATCATCCAAACGGCCCATACCGCAGAGCTTGCGGTTGGTTTCGGTCGGAAGGTCCGTAACCTTGTCGGTTCCGATGACTACCAGAAGATGTTTGGTGGCGTTGGGCTCCAGTCTGACTCAAAGGCCGCAGGCAGGTGGTCCACCAACAAGGGTGGTGAGTATTTCGCTATCGGTGTGGGTGGTGCCGTTACGGGTAAGGGGGCCGATTTGCTGATCATCGACGACCCCCATTCCGAACAGGAAGCCATGATGGGCCAGTTCGATATGTCGGTGTATGATAAGGTGTTTGAGTGGTATAGTTCTGGCCCTCGCCAGCGCCTACAGCCGGGTGGAGCCATCGTCATTGTCATGACCCGCTGGGCCAAAAGAGATCTCACAGGGCAGATTATCGATGCCTCAGTGAAGAAGGAGGGCTCAAGCGAGTGGGAGGTTATCGAACTCCCGGCAATTATGCCCTCTGGAGACCCTCTCTGGCCTGAATTCTGGTCCATAGACGAGCTTCAGAAGCTCAAGATCGAACTCCCGGCTTCCAAGTGGGCGGCACAATACCAGCAAGATCCCACCTCTGAGGAAGGGGCTCTGATTAAACGTGACTGGTGGAACATCTGGGAGGGAGATAAACCCCCAAGTTGTAGTGCCGTGATTGTGGCTATGGACACTGCGTTCTCTAAAACAGAGCGCTCCGACTACTCCGCATGTGTGTGTTTCGGGGTTTTCGACCATCCAAATTCAGTGGGGAAGCCTATTCCAAACCTTATCTTGCTTGATGCTTGGAAAGATAAACTGGAATTCCCAGAACTTAAAGCCACAACAGTACAGTATTACAAAGATTGGCAACCGGACATGTTTATTGTGGAAAAGAAGGCATCTGGGGCACCTCTGATTGCAGAACTCCGCAATGCTGGTATACCTGTGCAGGAATTCACCCCAACTCGGGCCACCGGAGACAAGATCGTTCGTGTAAACAGCATCACAGACATATTTGCATCTGGGGTTGTGTGGGCTCCGGATGAGCAATTTGCGATTGATGTGGTGGAGGAATGTGCGGCGTTTCCGTCTGGAGACCATGATGACTTCGTGGACGCCGTTACAATGGCCCTTATGCGGTTCAGGCAGGGTGGCTTTGCCATTCCCACCGACGAAGATGATATTATTGAAACCCCGAAATTCCGCAAAGAACCCTATTACTGATACAATAGAGCAAATTGAGAAAGAAAAAGATGGCTGAGCCCTATATCCCGATTTCTCCGGAAACGCCTCCGATTAATGTTGAGATTCCTGAAGAAAATCTCGGCCCGAACATCACTCCTATGGAGGATGGCGGCGTCACTGTTGATTTTGGAGGTGTTTCGCCTGAGATTCAGCCCCCCGAAGAGCATGCGGCGAACCTCGCTGAGATCATGGATGAATCCGATCTCGACGCAATCGCTGGCGATCTTATTTCAAGCTTTGAAGACGATTTGGATACCCGGGCAGACTGGGAAAAGGCCTATATTCAGGGGCTGGATCTCCTTGGTTTGAAGATAGAGGAGCGCACAATGCCTTGGCCGGGTGCCTGTGGTGTGTATCATCCCGTCCTCACTGAGGCTGTTATTCGGTTTCAAGCCCAAACTATTATGGAGGTTTTCCCCTCTCAAGGCCCCGTCCGGACTAAGATTGTTGGGAAGTCGAATGAAGAACTCCTAAAGCAGGCCCACCGCGTTCAGGAAGAGATGAATTTCATCGTCACGGAGAAGATGACCGACTACAGGTCGGAGACCGAGCAGCTTCTGTTTCGCCTCCCGCTTGCTGGTTCCGCCTTCCGCAAAGTCTACTACAACACAATCAACGACCGCCCCGCAGCAGTGTTTGTGCCTGCGGAGGACTTCGTTGTTGCCTACGGCACTACAGATCTCGCCGCTTGCCCGCGCTACACCCATGTAACGCGAACATATCCGAATGAACTTCGGAAGCTACAGGTTAGTGGTTTTTACCGGGACATTGATATTCCCGTTCCTTCTCCAGACTACTCTAGCCTTCAAAAGAAGTATGACAAGGTAAAGGGCGAGACCCCATCCTTCACAGACGACACCCGGCACACAATCCTTGAGATGTGTGTCGATCTTGATCTTCCGGGTTTTGAAAACCCCGATGGTATCGAACTCCCCTATGTTGTTACTATCGAAAAATCCAGCCGCGAAGTTCTCGCAATCCGCCGTAACTGGCGGGAAGGAGATCCATCATTTGAAAAGAGGCAGTACTTTGTCCATTATCAGTATCTTCCGGGCCTCGGTTTCTACGGCACTGGGCTCATTCACCTTATTGGGGGAATCGCTAAAAGCGCCACTTCAATCCTCCGCCAACTTGTTGATGCTGGCACTCTGTCAAACCTACCGGGAGGACTTAAGGCACGCGGACTCCGGATCAAAGGAGATGACAACCCGATCATGCCGGGAGAGTTCCGGGACGTAGATGTTGCTTCTGGCAATATCCGGGACTCAATCACCTTCCTCCCCTACAAAGAGCCTTCGAGTGTGCTGTATCAGCTTCTCGGAAACCTTGTTGACGAAGGCAGACGTATTGGTTCTATCGCTGAGATGGATGTGGGGAATTCAAACCCCGAAGCTCCTGTCGGCACCACCCTAGCCCTTCTCGAACGGTCCATGAAGGTGATGTCTGCCGTGCAGGCTCGCGTTCATGACTCGCTTGGCAAAGAGTTTAAACTTATTGCCGAGGTTGTGAAGGAGTATATGGGTCCAGATTATGAGTATGCTGCGTCAGAGGAGGAATCCACCCCCGCCAATCGTGGGCAGGATTTTGATGACCGGGTTGATATCATCCCCGTTTCGGACCCGAACGCCTCCACAATGGCCCAGAAGGTTATGCAGTATCAGGCGGCGATGCAGCTTGCTCAGAATGCACCTCCGGGCATGTATAATATGGAACTTCTCCATAGGCAGATGCTTCATGCTTTAAACGTGCAGAACGTGGATTTGATCATTCAAAGTCAGGAACAGGCGGTCTCCACAGACCCTGTGACGGAAAACATGAACGTCATGTCTGGCAAGCCGATCACGGTGTTCCTTGAACAGGACCACGATGCCCACATTAAGGTGCATACCGCGTTTATGCAGGACCCAATCTACCAGCAGTTTGTGTCCCAGAGCCCGAACGCCCAGACGTTCGTTGGGGCCATGCAGCAGCACCTTGCTGAGCATTTTGCCTACTCTTATAGGCGTCAGATTGAACTCAAGCTTGGCGTGAGCCTTCCCCAGATTGGCGAGAAGCTTCCGCCGGATGTCGAGAACGATATCGCGAAACTGGCCTCCGTTGCCGCTGACCGACTTCTCCAGCAGCACAACGAAGAGTCCAAGGCCGCAAAGCAACAGCAGGAGGAAAATGACCCGCTCACAGTCATGCAGCGTGAAGAGCTTCGTATCAAGGACGAAGCGGTCAAGGTCAAGGAAAAGCAAGCCGAAACAGACGCCAAGTACAAAGAGGACAAGATCCTCTTGGAAACGGCTAAAGTGGTCGGCCAGACGCTCTCTTCAAATGCACGAACCGGAGGCAGGTAATTGAGCGAATTCTTTATTTTAAAGGGTAAGATCCGCCAAATGATGAATGATTTTGCGGATGATCTTGCCCTTGGCGGGGCTCAAGACTTCCATCAGTATAAGTATATGACTGGCGTTATTGCTGGTCTTGCTATGGCTGAGAGGGAAATACTTGATATTGAAAAGAAAAACAAAGACGAAGACTGATTTTGTTTACATGTCTTTCTTGTTGTATGATTGGATTACATCGTAAGATGCAATCGCCAATTGGCGCACAAAACGTGAAGGACACGCATGTACTCTGAGATCAAGGTTTCGAAAGAAATCCTTAATAAGCTTCCTCGCCCCACAGGCTATAGGATTCTTATTGCAGTGCCGGAGGTCGAGGAAAAGACCAAGGGCGGGATCATCCGACCGGATGTTCTGAAAACCAAGGAGGAAACGGCCAGCATTGTTGGTCAAGTCCTCAGTATGGGGCCTGATTGCTATTCAGACCCCGACCGTTTCCCCGAAGGCCCTTATTGTGAGCCGGGAAGTTGGATCATGTTCCGTGCTTATTCCGGCACACGATTCAAGGTGGGGGGCAAGGAGTTCCGCCTGATCAACGACGATAGCGTTGAGGCGATCCTTGATAATCCAGAGGGGATTGAGCGGGCATGAGCGACATGGATAATGAAGCGGTTGGCCCGGAGTCCGACAAGATTGCGGACACGGAAACCGATCTTCAGGTAGAGATCGTAGACGATACTCCGCCTGAAGATAAAAATAGGCCCCGCCGTGCTGGTGAGCCCGATCTTCCAGAGGAAGACGAGGTATCTCAGTACAGCGACAAGGTCAAGAAGCGCATAAGCAAGCTCAAGTACGAGTACCACGAAGAACGCCGTGCGAAAGAGGAGCTTGAGCGCCAGCAGTCCGCGCTTGCGGGCTATGCTAAGCAGGTTATGGCTGAAAATGCCAACCTGAAGAAGGCTCTGCATTCTGGTCAGTCGATTATCGCTGATCAGATGCAGACCCGGGTTGAGAGCGAACTTGAGGTTGCCAAGCGGCGTCTCAGGGAGGCTATGGAACTCGGGGACATCGATAAGCAGGTTGATGCACACAAGGACCTTGCGCGCCTCTCAATTGAGGCAGACAAGGTAAGGGGCTTCCGCCCCGTTGAGATTGAGGAATTCGAACCCGAACCTCCGCCTCAGTATCAGCCTCAAACCCCGCCGCCAACGCCGGATGCCCGGACGGTGGCATGGGCAAGAAAGAATACTTGGTTTGGTCGTGACCGCGAGATGACCGATTACGCGCGGCACATCCATGACCGACTTGTGGTTTTTGAGCGTATAGATCCCAGTACCGAAGATTACTGGAATGCGCTCGACAGGGAAGTGCGTAAGCGCTACCCGCATATTGCTGCTGATGATGATTACGCCGATAGCAAGCCGACTCAGCAGAACAAGAGTGTAGTGGTCGCTCCAGTAAAAAGAAATTCGACCCCACCACGCAAAATCCAGCTATCGGCATCCGAAGTTGCTATCGCTAAGCGCCTCGGATTGACAATCGAGCAGTACGCTGCTGAAAAATTGAGGTCCATGAATGGATAAGCGCACACCTCGCGAAAGCGATACCCGCGAAGCTACTTCGCGCAAGAAGTCTTGGGCTCCGCCCACGGTTCTTCCCGAACCAGATAAGAAGGATGGCTGGCGTTATCGCTGGGTCCGCACCTCCACTCTGAATAGCTCGGACAACACGAATGTTTCGTCCAAGTTTCGTCAGGGATGGGAGCCTGTAAAGGCAGAGGAACATCCTGAAATAACTGTGTTGCGTGACCGTAATTCGGATTTCAAGGAAAATATTGAGGTTGGTGGCCTTCTTCTCTGCAAGGCCCCGGAAGAAACAATGACTGAGCGTGACGCCTACTACCGTCAGACTGCCCAGAATCAGATGGTCTCCGTGGAAAACAACTTCATGCGTGAAAACGATCCGCGTATGCCGCTCTCCAAGCCGGAGATCACAACGCGGGTAACATTTGGCAAGGGCCGGGGTTAACCCGGCTTTAAACAAGGTAAAAAAACATGGCTTCTACAGCAGCCCCCTATGGCCTGCGCCCTGTTAATCTTATCGGCGGTCAGCCCTATGCTGGCTCCACCCGTCTGATCAAGATCAACAATGCGTATGCCGCGAATATCTTCTACGGCCAGCCTGTGTCCATCAACGCTGCGGGCGTTGTTATTGCAGAAACTGGCACCACCACCGTTGCCGCGACTGGCATTGTCGGCGTTTTTGTTGGTTGCACCTTCACAGATCCGAACCTGAAGTACAAGATCTTCAAGCAGTACTGGCCCACTGGCACAGTCGCCACTGACGCTTTTGCGTATGTGGTAGATGATCCGGACGTTGTGATGCAGGTTCAGGCAGACGATACTGTCCCGCAGACAGCACTTGGCACCAACATTGGCTTCAGCACGTTCTCTGGCGACACTGCCACTGGCAACTCGGAAACATCTGCTGATGTGGCTTCTCTTGCCACCACAGCAACGCTGCCGCTTCGCATCGTTGGCTTTGTTGACGGTCCCGAGTCTGCGGTTGGTGATGCTTTCACCGATCTTCTTGTTAAGTGGAACATGCCTGCCGCTGTTTCGAGCAATTCGTCGAACGCTGCGGTTACAATGACCTACGGTCATTCGTATATGAACCCGACTGGCGTGTAATAGGAGAATATAGAAAATGGCTATTTCACGCGCACAACTTCTCAAGGAACTGCTTCCGGGTTTGAATGCCCTGTTCGGTCTTGAGTATAAGAAGTACGAAAACGAAGACGAGGCTGTCTACGAAACAGAAACCTCCGAGCGTTCGTTTGAAGAGGAACTGAAGCTTTCGGGCTTCGGCACTGCCCCGGTCAAGGCCGAAGGCTCTGCCATCTCCTACGATAACGCGCAGGAAGTCTGGACCGCCCGTTACAACCACGAAACAATCGCTATGGGCTTCTCCATCACCGAAGAGGCGATGGAAGATAACCTGTACGATTCGCTCTCCTCGCGTTACACCAAGGCTCTCGCCCGTTCGATGGCCTACACGAAGCAGGTTAAGGCGGCTTTCCCGCTGAACAACGGCTTCTCTGGTGGTTCGTTTGTGTCGGGTGACGGCGTTACCCTGTTCAACACCGCTCACCCTCTGGTGTCTGGTGCCACAAACAACAACACGCAGACCACCCCCGCCGATCTGAACGAGACCTCGCTTGAGGCCGCTGTGATTCAGATTGCTGGTTGGAAGGACGAGCGCGGTCTGCTTATCGCGTCTCGCCCGCGCAAGCTGATCGTTCCGCCGAACCTGATGTTCGTGGCTACGCGCCTGCTGGAGACTGAACTCCGCACAGCAACTGCCGACAACGACATCAACGCGATCAAGACCAACGGTACGATCCCGGAAGGCTACTCTGTCAACCACTACCTGACAGACACCGATTCGTATTACCTGATCACGGACGTTCCGAACGGCATGAAGCACTTCGTTCGTACCCCGATGTCTACGTCTATGGACGGAGACTTCGATACGGGCAACGTGAGGTACAAGGCCCGAGAGAGATACAGCTACGGGGTGAGTGATCCGCTCGGAATTTGGGGCTCGCCGGGAGCCTAACAAAATAAAGAGGGGCTACCGCCCTTCTTTTCCCCTTGCGTTTAATTTGTGGAATCTTTCTTTGTATTCTTCAAATTTTGAATAA